AGGGCTCAGTTAAAGCAGGAATACAAAAGCTACAAGATTACAAGATATATGTTCATCCATCATGTGTTAATACTATAGTGGAATTAAGTAACTATGTATGGGCAACAGATAAGGAAACCGGGAAACCAAGCACTGACCCAATAGATGAATATAACCATTTAATGGATGCTTTAAGATATGCAACAGAAGAACTTAATAGTACTAACTTTAGCTGGTAATTCAGACGACCTAATATATGGGGAGGTCAATAAAAACCTTGTACAAATGATTGTACAAAGCCGGTTTTTCAAGTTGTTAAGTATAATAATCGTTAAACAACTAAGTTCTATATAATAATAAGAAAAAGGAGGTAAATACCATATGTTTTTCAATAATTATCAAACCTCTGCAATGATGGATATTAAAAACAAGATAACCAAGCTGACCAATCTTGGAAAGCCACAACAGGAGTTTTTGTTTTCAATTATTAACGAATGGCAAGATAGTGAGAAGCGAAAACTAATGCTTAAAGCCCAAGACTATTACATGAATGATAATGACATCAAGGATAGGAAGCGTTACTATATAGATAGAAAGGGTGTTAAACAAGAAGTTACCAATCTAAGTAATAGTAAGCTTGCCCATCCATTCATGCGTAAATTAACAAATCAGAAAGTCAATTATCTACTTAGTAAGGAATTAAGTATCCAATGCGATGACGAGAACTTCTCAAATGCTTTGGCTGGATATATTAATAAAAAATTCTTAAAGATGTTAAAGAATGTTGGAAGAGATGCTATTGTTAATGGAATCGCATGGGTGCAGGTATATTACAATAATTTAGGACAACTAAGCTTTAAGAGAATACCATCAGAGGAAATTATTCCATTCTGGGCAGATGCAGACCATACTATATTAGAAGCTGTATTAAGAGTTTATTCTATTACCAGATATTTACCTGATGGAGTTAAGAAAGAAGTTGTAAAAGTTGAATATTACACTACACAAGGCGTTTGGTATTTCATAAAGGGAGATAGAGGACTTGAACCTGACCCAGATAGAGATGAAGGACTTAGAGGTCACTTTGTTATTAGTCAAGAAGTAAAAGATGAGGCTGGGCAAGTGCAGGTAGATGATAACGGAAACCCAATGGTACAAGATGTTGAAGCTACATGGGAGAAAGTACCATTTGTAGGATTCAAATATAATGCAGATGAAATTAGCTTGTTAAAATGGATTAAGCCACTTATTGATGACTATGATATAAACACTTCAGATACCTCAAACAACCTGCAGGATGTTCCAAACAGTATTAAGGTTGTTAAGAACTATGATGGAACCGATAAAGGCGAATTCGTACAAAACCTTGCTACATTTAGAACAGCTTTCGTATCCGGGGATGGTGATATGAGTGTGGTAGAAACAAAAATGGATATTGCAGCAATTGACAGTCATCTAAATAGATTACGTAAAGATATATATGAAGCAGGAAGTGGTGTTGATACACAAGAGGTAAGTCTTGGTAATGCATCAGGGGTAGCCCTTAAATTTAGATATGCTGACCTTGATATTGATACAGATGATATGGCCAGTGAATTTGCAGCCTCTCTTGAGGAGCTAATATGGTTTATTAAAGTAGACTTATTGAACAAAGGTATTGGAGATTTCACAGAAACGACTTTCGAAATTATCTTTAATACAGACAGTATTATCAATGAGCATGAAATAATAGAAGATGCAAAGAACAGTGTTGGAGTAATTAGTGATGAAACAATCGTAGCAAATCACCCATGGGTAACCGATACTCAACAAGAATTGGATAGACTTGCAAAAGAGAAAGAGGCCAAGATGGCTGAAATGCAAGAATTGATAAAACAACAGAATTCAGACTTTGGGGATGATGGGGATAACATGGGGGATGAAGGAACCAGTGAAGGCGGTGAAGAATAATGCCAAAGCTACCAAGCAAAGAGTATTGGGAAAGACGCTCAGAGCTAACACTAATACAAAATGAAAAATTAGCTCTACAATATGAGAAAGACTTAAAGAAAGCCTACCAAGCTACTATTAAACAAATCACTAAAGAAATAGAAGCATTTTATGGGAGATATGCAAAGGAGAATCAGATTACTTTATTAGAAGCTCGTAAAAGGCTTACACCTAAAGAATTACTCGACTTTAACCAGCATGCGAAGATATATTTAGATGAAGTAGAAAGATTAGGTGACAAGGCCTTTACAGTGAAATACAAAGCTTATTTGAAAGAGTTATCCGGAAGAGCTTATGTAAGCAGAATAGAAGAGTTAATTACTAATATTAGACATAATATAGAAACTCTTTCTACTGGCTATAACATAGGTCTTGGACAAATATTAACGGAAGCATATGAAGATGGATTTTACAGAACAATGTTTGATATTCAAAAGCAAGCAGGCTTCAGGATAAGCTTTACCACTCCTGGAGGTAAACAGCTTGAAATGGCCATAAGAGAAAGATGGATGGGTCAAAACTATAGTGATAGAATATGGGCAGATAAGAACAAGCTAATTATTCAACTTGAGCAAATGCTTTCCCAAGAGTTTGTAAGAGGAAGAGGTCCAAGGGAAGTAGCTAAGGATTTCTCAAATAAGATGCAAACCAGCTATTACAACGCTCAAAGGCTTATTCGTACAGAGCTTAATTATATTAGTAATAAGGGAAGTATGAAAGCATATAAGGAAAGTGAGGTTGTAGAGAAGTATCAATACCTTGCTACATTAGATAACCGAACATCTGATATATGCAGGGAATTGGATGGTAAGATATTTGAATTAAAAGAGGCCAAGGTAGGGGTTAACCTCCCTCCACTTCATCCACATTGTAGGTCAACAACAATTCCATATTTCGAAGATAATGAAATAGAGGATAGAGTTGCAAGGGATAAAGATGGGGAAGGGAAATCCTATAAGCTTGGAAAAGATGTTACATTCTTTGAATGGGTAGAGCAATATGGAAGTCCTGAATTCAAGAAACGTGTACAAGAACAAAGAAGGCGATTTCTTGATATGGATAAGAAACCAAGAACTAAAAAGAAACAAGAAGGTGAGGTGGATAACAAAAAAGAGTAATACAAAAACTATTATAGTAACAAGTAACAATAACAATGTAAAATAATAATAGGTGCATCGAGGACGAAACCTCGGAAAAAAGCGTAGCACGAAAGGAGAATGGTAACAATGACAAAGGAACAATTATTAGCCGCAGGGTTCACAGAGGAACAGGCAGCAAATATCTTAAAACTTCACAAGGAGGCGATTGACGGTAATTATGTAGCTAAACATCGTTTTGATGAAGTAAATAGAGAATTGAAAACAACTAAAGAGCAGGTAATAGAAAGAGATAAGCAGATTACAGAATTGAAGAAATTCGAAGGTGATTCCAAAGCATTGCAAGAAAAGATTACAGCTCTTGAAAATGAGAATGCTGCAAAGGATAAAGAATATAAAGCTAATCTCGCTCTTGAAAGAAAGAAAAATGCAATTAAGTTAGCACTACTCGAAGATGAAAATGGAAAACCTTACGATGTAGATATGGTTATGGGGCTCTTCAATTTAGAGCAGGTAGTCATAGATGAGGCAACCGGAAAAATCAGTTCAGGATTTAAAGAACAAAATGATGCAATTCGTAAAGAAAAGGCATTCTTATTTAGTCCTAAAGAAGATGTCAACAAAAGTGGCGATGGCAAACCTGCAGGATGGAAACCAGCAGGAACCCCTCCAGCAGATGGAGATAAAGGTGGTGGAGGAGCTGACCCGTCTATATCTTTTGGAAAGAGTTTGGCACAGATTAAACTTGGTATGATGGGTATCAAACCAGCCGGAGCAGATGGCTCAGGTAATCAAAATTAAATTAATTAAGGAGGAAAACAATTATGGCAATGAAGATGAAACAAATAGAATATGGAGCGCCAGCAAAACAAATCTTGGCAATCCCAGACCATTATGCAGCACTTGGATTCAGACATCCTAAAGCAACCGCAGAAACTCCAGGGCTTGCTACATTGGTAGATGGAAGATATGTAGTAAAGGCAGGTACAATCTATCCTGCAAATGATGCAACCGCAATCGGTGTTGTACTCAATGATTATGACGTAACCGATGGTGATGCTATGATGGCAGTGGTAATACATGGCTTCATCAAGACGGCAGCTCTTCCTGCAGTTCCTTCAGCAGATGCAATTGCAGCAATGAAGCAAATTACCTTTAATCCATTGATTAGTATTGGATTAACTCTTACAGGCACAAAAGCGACTATCGATGTAGGAGCAACGGCAGACCCTGACCCAGTTGTATTCAAGCTTGCTAATGCTACATTTAGAGATGGAGCTGAGACTCTTGCTAATTGGACAATTGCAGGTGAAGATACCACTAAGGTAAAGGTAACCGAGATTAAGGTTGCCACAGATAAGCAGACGGTGACATTTACACTTGACCAAACAGCCGCAGCAGTTGCCGGTAATGTTACTGTAATTCCAAGTGCTTCTATTATTAGCACAGGTAAGACAGTATCAGCGGTTACTATTGCTACAGTAGCTTAATAAAGAATAGGAGGAGGAAAACAATATGAAATCAATTTATGATATTTTCGAGAGTAAAGCAATTGCCTCTTATTGGACTGATGTTAATGTTAACATGGCAGACCCAATGATTGGTACAAAATACTTTCCAGTTTCCAAACAAACTGGATTAACCCTTGGATGGATTAAAGGTAGAAATAACTTGCCGGTAGCATTACAACCTGCAGCATTTGATACTAAGGCTCCATTGAGAGATAGAATTGGTGTTAAGGAATTAAGTACTGAAATGCCATTCTTCCGTGAAGCAATGAGAATCGGTGAGAAAGATAGACAAGACATTGAAACACTATTAGCTAAAGGCGAACAATTTGCACAGCCTACAATTATGAGAATCTTTGACGATGTTAATAATTTAGTAGATGGTGCTTTAGTTCAGTCTGAAAGAATGAGAATGGCTCTTCTTTATGGTGGTAAGATTGGTATTGCAGCTACTGCAGAAAACGGTAGAGATATCGCTTACAACTATGACTATGATGTTGATGGAGAATGGGCTACTAACAATAATGTAGAGCTATTAGCTGGAGAACAATGGACAGTAGCTAATAAAGCAACTTCTAACCCAGTTGATGTTCTATTAGATGCAGTTGAAAAACTTGCTGAAAGAAAAGGTGTTAAAGCAGTAGAAGTTCTTATGAACACAACTACATTCAAAGGAATGATTGCATCTGAATCTATTAGAAAAGCAATGAATCCTCTTGGAGCATCCAGTATAATTGTAACAAGAAATACAGCTAAGCAGTTCATTGAGAACGAGACAGGCTTGACTATTACATTGTACGATAAGATGTTCAAAGATGAGCAGGGTGTAGACCATAAGTTCTTCCCAGATGGTTATGCAACATTACTTCCTGCATACGCTCTTGGTAATACATGGTATGGAACAACTCCTGAAGAGTTTGACCTTATGAGTGGTTCAGCTGGGGCTTCAGTTTCTATTGTAAACACTGGTGTAGCAATCACTACTATTAAGGAACCTCATCCAGTGAATGTTCAGACTATTGTATCTGAAATTGTTCTTCCATCATTCGAAAGAATGGATGATATATTCGTAATCAAGGCGTTTTAATTTAGAGAGGAGAGATAGCAATGGCTAAGATGTATTTCGGTAAAACCGTTAGATATGAAGGCATGGAATATCCTCCTAATACCACCTTTGAGGTCAAAGACAGTGATGTTGATGGCCTCAAGAAACATGGTGGTTGGTTAGTAGAGGAACCAAATAAAGAGCCAGAG